AACAAACTTAAGATCCCTCTCCTCTTCTACCTGAAGAAAGCGACCTACCTTACGGCAGCCTCAAACCGCGAAGCCGTAATGGTTGACAATGATACGCCTAGCGATATCACTTCTTGCGAACATGTCTACGGACTAATTCGTGCAGCTTGTCTCCTAGGGGACCTCAAACCTCCCACTGGAACAATGGCACTCCTCACTTCTCTTCATATCGAGACGAGGAAAGTCGCCGAAGCTGTCGTCAATCAAGGAACCTTCAGAACCAAGAAGATGACCCCCTTCTGTGTAACAATTTTTGGGGAACCAGGTGTAGGCAAAACTAACGCCGCCGAAAACCTTGGTATGGATCTACTAGACCCTGTACGCTGCACTCCAAAGTGCGAAGTCCCCCGACCAAACGGGACTCCCCTAGTGTACACCGGGAATGCTTCAGACGCTTTCTGGTCAGGCTACTCTCCGCAGACCGGAGTTTTAATTTACGACGACTTCGCCGCTACATCAGGCGATACCCCTAAGGAATCAGACTATGTCGAGTTCCTACACATCACGAACGAAGTTTCGTACAAGCCCCGCATGGCTGACGTGATGTCCAAGGGTGTGGAGTTCACAGCTCCATTAATCATCGTAACAACAAACGATCCTTACCCGAAGGAAGCTACCATGAAGTTTCACAAAGCTTTGTGGCGTAGGCGCCAGGTTCTCCTGGAGGCTTACAAGCACCCCGACACTGGAGCCCGTGTTTACCGTTTTCTGGATCCCTGTCCCTCAAGTCTAGCTGTAGAAGTTCCTTTTTCAGCTTTGACTTCTCTGGAGACCTCGCAAGGTACTCACATCGCCCTGCCCGCGCACATCACGGATTCAGAGGTCGTTCAGATTTGTTCCCAACTTTTTAACTCTTTTGTCGAGACTGGAATTTCCCGCGCTAAAGTCACAACTCTTGTAGACAAGAACGCTCCAGCCTCTCGAGTCGTCATAACTCTGAAAGCTCAGATGGATACTTGCGACATTCAGCCTGTCAAAGGCGACTATTCCTCCTGGGATGGTCAATTAGACCCCGAACTTTTCAGTGGCCGTCTTAACAAGGCTACCAAGGAGAAGGTCCGAGATCTTCGACAGGTACTTGATGCTAAGAAGTCCAACTCAGCGGTGGTTACCATCAATGGGGATGATCATGTCATTTCCTACCCCCGCTCGCGTCCAATGAACCACGAAGAACTCAAACAGTATTGTCGCCGTCCTAATAAACTGCCTACAATTCATGAAGCTCGAGTGCACAAGTGGAACTCTCTTCAAGGTTTGTCTAACGAACTCCAAGAAGAGATTTTCAACAAAGCGACGCCCTCTCGTCCACTTCGTAAAGAAACTCGAGACCTTGTCGCTCCCGCGTTTAAACAACTCTACGCTTGGATCAAGTCCAAAGCACCCAGGTTAACTATCAGAAATCATCCAGCCCTGGGTTACGACGTCACCTACGACGAAGTCACTACCGAATACATCCGGACAAAAGTGACTCTTGAAGACGCCGTTACTTGGTTCTACGAGTTTGTTGACAACAGGTGGACCCGTGCTACCCGATATGACTCCTACAACGTGTGTGAAGGTTTTGTTCGGGAGTATATGTGTCCCCACTGTAATGTCTTTGCTCAGCTCTGGGGAAATGTTTACCACAGTAGTCCCAGCTACAAAGCTAATTGGTCAGACCACCTGCTTCACGAAGGTGAGGATCTACCAATTGGGTTCACCTATTGTTATAGGAACCCCCCGCAAGTTAAGAAAGTACCTTGGAAAAAACTTACAACCAACAAGCAAAAGATCGTCCGCCTCTTGATTCGTCTAGATGCCCTCGACTTGTCCCTTGTCCCTAAGAAGCTCACAACTTTGCTTTACTGGGAAGAGGATCGCGCAGCCATTTCCGTACAACTTACCAAAAGGATTTGGAACGCTTACGTCCACCGTGGCGTTTGGCGCGCACAAGCCGCAGACGACCAACCTGAACCTGACTACAAGGAACGTGCTCCCGACAACTGGAGAATCCTGAAACAGCTTCGCCGGGAAGAACTGGCTGCTTCTCCAGCTCCAAAATTTATCCGGCCCGATGTCGATCCCCAAAGGGATATTCACCAACACGACTCGGACATTGGACTTGTTTGTTCTCCCGAAACTTGTACAGCCTGTATTATCATTTCAAATGATACAGAAGAACACGACTCGAGGTGGTATACATGGTGCGCAAGCGCTGTTGATACTATCTCAGGCCCTAAGGTTAAACTAATTGCGAAACTCTTTGGAGTTGTTGCGACTGGTATAATCGCGTACAAGGCTTGTAACTGGCTCACCCGGTTCACTACTCCCGAAACCTCTCAAATCGAAGTTGACGGGAAGAAAATTGAAGTCCTCATCAAACAGACTTTCAGTGAACGACTTGCCAACTACTTAGTCAGCACCATCCGTGTTGGCGTTGCCACTCAAATCATGGCCGGCGCCGCAGAAGTTAGCATGGAAGCCTTTGAAGTCCTTTCAGCTCAGATGGTTTCCGGCGACTCAAAAACTCGCCAGCGCAAGGGCAGAAATGTTCTTCCAATGACCATGCTAAGTCAACAACTTACCTCTAACGATCTGGTAGATATCTTTTCGGAGACTCTATCAGAGGCCGGGTGTGAAACGATCATCCCCGACTTTCGACGACGAGCTAACAAGAAGTTAGAAAAGCTCGGTCTAACTACAGCGCAAAGCTACACTTCAGATGTTCCCCAAACTATCCTTCAGGGTAAATTGGGCAACAACATCTTTCGTCTCACAAGAGTTCTCCCTTCGGGGCAAACTGCTACAGTGAATGGCCTCGGTCTTTTCTCGAAGACCGCTTTGGTTCCACTTCACTTGTTCGGGGATCCTAAACCCGACCAGACGTTTGAAGTTACCTTTTCCCACCCAACTCGCTTTACAACGAAGCACATCATTCGTTTTGGCGCCCCGTACGTGGAAGGTATAGCCTCAGCTAACCAGTGTCTAGTCAACAAGAATGCCTTCTGTTGTTCTGACGATCTTTGTATTGTCAATTTCGACGGAGGACTTCAACCCTTCGCAGACATCCGCCATCACTTTTGTCGCGATTTTGACTTAAGCAATCTTGAAAACACCTCTGCCCTCTTGGCCACGCGTCTTCCAGACGCTTCTCTGAATACAATCAACGTCAGAGCGAAACAAAAGACCAAGATTGATGCTTACTATGGTGACGAAACTACGAGCTTCCAAAACAGGCACCTCACTTCAGCCTATTTCTACGATGCCCAAACCCTTCCCGGGTATTGTGGCTCACCCCTGATGAGCACCTCAACTAACATTCGAGGGTGTATCATTGGGATTCACGTAGCGAAAGGCCCAGAGCATGCCTGTGCCGCTCCAGTCACTTACGAGTGGCTTGCCGAAAACCTCAAGACCATGAAGGTCCCCGACGGGATTTGGGTAGCCAACGCTGCCAACGACGGCGTTTTTGCCACCAACCGAGCCGTTCCCATTTCCTTTCAGGATATGTGTGAAGCCGACCCAGAAACTGCACATACCACAGTTGAGGTCGCTGGCTCACAAGCAATAACGGCTGTTCTTAAGAAGTCGTTCGCGGAGCGCGTCACTAACAAATCTGACATTCGCAAGTCCCCCATCTTTGACCAGGTGGTTCCTCATGTGACTTGGCCCGCAGTACTGAACAAATCTGACCCGATTCTCTGTCAAGAGAAGAAAGACGATCCGACGTACACTCCCCTTCGTCAAGGGATACAGAAATACAACGAACCAACGAAGCGTTTCTGTCCAATCATCCTGACTACTGTCCTGGCAATCATCACTAACTACTATTCCACCGTAGACGTGAAAGGTTTCGCCAAGAGACGACTGTTGACCCTCAGTGAGGCAATCAATGGTCACGTAGCGTCTGGCTACAGCAGGTTGAACTTCCAGACTTCCCCCGGACTCCCGTACAAGCGCTTCCCCCGCCCGGCTGGCTCTCGCGGAAAAGGTTTCCTTTACCGCCCTGTTCCCGACTCCGCAACCCCCATGAACCCCGAGGGTGATTATGAAATCGATCATCCTTTCCTTCAAGAACGACTTGAAGAGTATGAGGCCAACTGCCAAGCAGGAATCCGAACGCTCAACTTGGCGTATACTAACCTGAAGGATGAAAGAGTAAAGATTGCTAAGGCAGTCGCCGGAAAGACCCGTCTTTTTGAGTGCGAACCTATGCATGTCACTCTGCTTGCCCGACGTTACTTCGGCTGCTTCATCGCCGCCTGTAACCAAGACCCAGTTAACCTGCCC